TGTCCGCATGATGCTGGACAGCGGCTATTTCGCGATGAACCAGCGGGTCGAGATTGCGAAGGACCTCGCCTCGGAAGAGACCGTCGATGACGTGCTCAGGAACGAGCCGGGCATGCCGATCCGGGTTCAGAAGCCGGGCGCGGTGACGGCGATACAGGCCGGCCAGCTTGGCTTCGATGTGCAGACAGCGCTGGAATACGTCTCGACCATGGCCGAGCAGCGTTCGGGCATTGTCCGCAATGCGCAGGGGCTCAATCCCGACACGCTGCACGACACGGCCAAGGGCGCAATGGCGCTCATGTCGATGGCGCAGAAGCGGGTGCGGATGATTGCCCGCGTGCTGGCGGAAACGCTGGTCAAGGACTGGTATCTGAACATTCACGCGCTGAGCCGCACGCATAACACGCGCCGGGAGAAGATCAGGCTGCACGGGAAAGCGCCTGTGGACATCGATCCGAGCACGTTTGGCGAGCGTGCGGACATGGTGATCGAGGTCGGCGTCGGCTCTGGCGGGCGCGAAATGGAACTGATGGTGATGGAGAAGATGCTGGGCTTCCAGTCCCAGGTCATCCAGATGCAGGGCGGCTTGAATGGCCCCATCGTCACCGCGCCTAATGGCTATGAGCTTCTGAAGCGGTTTACGGAGCGGGCAGGGTTCAAGAGCCCGGAGCTTTTCTGGACTGATCCGAGCACGGCCCCGCCTGAGCAGCCCAAGCCCGACCCGGCCATGGCCAAGGTGGAGGCGGATGCAAAGGCGAAAGAGGCCGAGCTTCAGATGACTGGCCAGATGAAGGCGCAGGAACTGGAAGTCTCGACGCAGGCCAAGCAGGCTGAACTTGCCATGAAGGCGCAGGCTGACCAGCAGAAGGCCGAGACCGAGATGCAGGCCATGCAAATGAAGCTGGCCGCTGAGCGCGAGCTTGGGATTATCCGTCTACAGCAGGAGCGCGAACTGGCCATTCTCCGCATGGCGCAGGAAAAGGAACTGGCCATCTATCAGGCCGACCTCAACCATCAGGCCGCCTTGCACGCCAACGAGAAGAAGGCCGAGGTCCAGCGTGAGGCCAAGTCCTTCCGGCCGGGCGGGAGCCTTGCCGAATGAGCAATAACATCCAGCGCGCCGTTTTCGCCAAGGAAGCCCTTGAGGTCACGGGCGAGGCGTTCGAGACCGTGCGGGAACGGATGCTGAAGGCTGTTCTCGACGCCGACAGCGAGCCCAAGGCGTGGCAGGCATTGCTTGCCCTGCGTGGTCTGGAAGCCGCCCGGCGCCAGCTCCAGAACTTTGTCGATACCGGATCGATTGAACGCGAAGCCGCCAACCGGCGGGCAGCGGACTAACCCCGAGGAAAACCATGTCAGACGTTACAACCGCCCCTGTGGCGGATAGCGCCCCCTTGTCCATTGAACAGGCCGTCAAGCGCCAGCAGGAATTGCGCGCTTCGGCCAGAGAACCAGAACAACCCGCTGAGACCGAGGCCGATGCCGCGCCCGTCGAAGCCGAGCCAGAGATCGAAGCCGCCCCCCAAGCGGTTGACGACGCCGGAGAGGAGCCCACAGAGGCCAACCTTGAGGGTGAGCAGCAGGACGAAGCCGAACCGGCCCCGCCGGCAATCGAGCCCCCTGAATTTTGGGATACCGAAGGCAAGGAACACTTCGCCAAGCTTCCTCCCTCCGCTCAACAGGCGGTTGTGGAATACGAGAAGCAGCGAACGAAAGCCGTTGCCAAGGCAATGCAGGAAGCGGCCACTGTTCGCAAGACCTCCGAAGCCAAGCTCAAGCAGCTCGACCAGGTCATCGATACGATCAGTGCGCAGGTCGCAGACGAAGCCGCGTATTTTGATCAGTGGGAAGAATGGCTGGACAGTCCACAGGCTGCACAGCTCAAGTCCGCTGACCTCAATGCGTACAATGCCGAGATCGCCCGTTATCAGGCCGAGAAGCTGGAATACACCCGCAAGCAGGACAAGCTGTCCCAAGCCGAGCGGTTGAAGTTCGAGCAGTTCGCAGCCGAACAGGCAGAGCTTCTCAAGACGGTCGCACCGGAACTGGTCGATCCGAAAGAGGGCCGGCAGCGTTGGGCTGACATGACAACCCATCTGCACAAGCTCGGCGTGCCGAACGAGCAGATCCGCACCATTTCTGCGCTGGAGGCGTCTATCGCCTACAAGGCCATGCTCTGGGATCGAGCACAGGCCAAGGCGAAAGAGACGCCCAAACCCAAGCCGAAGCCCGCAGGCCCGTCCGCTTCACCGGCAGGACAAGGTCGGCAGGGCTCCCCATCAGACGCTCGTATCAAGCAGCTCAATTCCAAGCACTCGCTGACCATTGAGGAAGCGATGGAGCTGCGACGGCTCAAACGTTCATAAGGAACCCCTTACATGGCTGCCCCTACCAATGCGCTCCTGCGCGCCGCCGTCGTTGGCGAACGCGAGGACCTCGAAGACACGATCTACAGGGTGTCGCCCGAAGCGACCCCTTTTACGTCCAACATCGGCAAGATGAAGATCAAGAACGTTCTGCACGAGTGGCAGATCGAAAGCCTTGCCAACCCCGACGCCACCAACCAGCAACTGGAAGGCGACGACATCGGTACGCACACGGCGGCGCACCAGCCGTCCCGCATTTCGGTCTATGCCGGTATCTTCCGCAAGGACGGGGCGCTGTCCCGTACCGTGCAGGAATCGGATCGCGCGGGCCGTGCGGACGAAATGGACTACCAGAAGATGATCCGCGGCATCGAACTGCGCCGCGACATGGAAGCCCGCATGATCGGCAACTATGCCTCGAACGCGGAATCTGGCCCGACCCCGCGCCGGACAGCGGGCGCCCTGGCATGGGTCGCCACCAACGATGCGCTCGGTTCGGGCGGTTCGTCCGGCGGCTGGGCCTCGGCGGGCGTGGTCAATGCGGCCTCCAACGGCACGCAGCGCACCTTCACCGAAACGCTCCTCAAGGGCGTGCTGGTGACCGGCTTCACGAATGGCGCGAAGTACAGCCAGGCGTATATGTCCGGCACGCACAAGCAGCTTGCCTCGGCCTTCACCGGTATCGCGGACATCCGCGCGACCGTGTCGGGCTCGTCTCAGGCGACGATCTATGGCGCGGCCGATACCTACGTCTCGGACTTCGGCCAGATCAGTTTCATCCCGCACGAATACGGGCTGACGCGCGACGTGCTCCTGATCGATCCGTCCGGCTGGGCGGTCGGCACCTATTCCGGCGTCCAGACTGTGACGCTGGCGAAGAACGGCGACTCTGATCGCTGGATGACGGTCTGTGAAAAGGCCCTCATCTGCAAGAACGAGAAGAAGGGCGCAGTTATCCGCGACCTCACCTGATCCTGACAACTGACTGACGCGACAAGGGGAGGCCAGTCACGGCCTCCCCACCGCATTTTAGGAGATACCCCATGACCGAACAGGTGCTGGAGACAGCCGAAGAGGTCGAACGCAAGGCGCAGGAGGCGCGCAAGCTCCTGCTTGCAGAGGCAGGCGCGCTAGGCGTCACGGGCATTCGCAAGAATGCGTCGGACGAGTCCATCCGCATCGCCATTCAGCGCAAGCGGGACGAGATCATGCAGGCCGCAGCCATCAAGGCGGCCGAGCACAAGATCAGGGAGACTGTCCCGGTCGATACGGTGTCTGTCCGCGTGCTGAAGGCGGGCGACAACCGTATTTCAACGGGCATTCACATTCCGGGCAAGGGCGACCTGTTCCATCCGCGTGGGACGGTGCTGGTGATGCCAAGGCCCCAGGCCGATGCGCTCGAAGCGCGCGGCTTCGTGGAGATTACAAGCGATGCAGTTAACGAATGAGGCGGTTCCGATCCCTGCGGGTTTCCGGCATCTCCTGACGACGGCTGCCGGCTGTCACTGGTTCGTGCGCTATGAGCACGACGCCAGAGGCAACATCATCGGACGCGAGTTCGCGATGTATGCCGATGTGCAGCCCATCCTTGACCGCAACGGCGCGATGGCCCGCCACAATGATGGCTGGTCCACGGACAAGGACAAATTCATGCGGCGGGCCGCGTCCGTGCCGTTCGCGCTGATCAACAAGTGGAAGATCGAGGAGGGCTGGGATTATCTCTCGGCCGATCCCGATCAGCAGCGCAAGGCCCGGCAGAAGCTCAACAGCCGGGAGTTCCACAAGCTCAGAACTGCGGATTGGACCGTCTGATGGGCATCACCTTCTCGGACCCGGATGCGGATTCTGACGTCGATACGACGTCATGGGCGGCGGTCACGCGCGCGGCGGGGTTTGATACCTTCGCCGCATCGCCCACAAGCGCCAATCTGAAGGCGCTGGTCACGGACCTGTCCTATCCGCGTGTCGTGCCGACCTATGCGGCCATGACGGCGCTGAGTGCAGCCAATCTCAGCGACAACATGGTGGTCAAGGCGACGGCGCGGGCTGTCGATGACGATGGTGGCGAGCAGGAGTTCGTCTGGGATGCGTCCGCGACGGATACGGACGATGACGCCACCGTACTGGCGCATGACACGATCACGCCGGGCCGGTTCAAGGCGCTCAACATCATCGGGCGCAGCTTTGTCCGGCTGGAGCAATGGGGCGCAGACGGCACGGCGGCCAACGACCGGGCAGCGTGGCAGGCATGGGCGGCCAGCGGCAAGATATGCGAGTTGAGGCCCGGCCGCACATATCTGCTTGATCGCGGGCTTTCCGTTGTCTCCAACAGCCGCCTGATTGGCAATGGCGCAACCGTGCAGATCCAGGTCGGCTCGGGCGGGTTCAACTCCACGGATCGCGCCGACAAGTTCAACGCCAACAGTCAGAACACCTGCGCATTTTATGCGCTTGCCCGCGAGAATGTCGCCTTCCACGACATCGTCTTCACGGCGTCGGCATCGACTGAGCGGGTCGTGCAACTCATTCAGGCCCGTGACGGGTTTGACGATACGCAGTTCCACACCAGCAACATTCTTGTCCGCGACATGAACGTCCACGCTGGCGGTGGCCTGATCGGGGTGCATTCGATTGGCGAGGGCGCGTTCCTGATCGAGAACATTCGCGGCCTCGATTGTGGCATCACCGGCACGACGTGGACTACCGGCACGCCGCAGCTAACGCTTGTTGAGGCTGATTCAGACCTTGTCTCGACCACGCCGTCACGGCCCGGCGGCACGATCCGGCGTATCCGTGCGAAGAACTTCCTGTTCAGCGGCAACGCACTGACGACCTACGGTCAGGAGACTGACCTTGTCACGCTGGCGGGGGCCACGCTGGCGGGCAAGTGTCTCGGCCACAACGTGGACGATCTCTTTGCCGATGGCATTGGCGAGGTGCTCGACTGCTTCGCGAATGGCGCTCGCATCAGCAACATCCGGGGCGAAAACGTTATCTTTGTGCTGAAGCTGATTCACGGGGCCCGTTATTGCGTTGCGACCAACATCAGCGGCAGCGGTATCGGTCGGGGTTCGGTCGGCGGGGCTCTCATCACGATTGCCGGTACTGGCACAGCCAGCAGCGGCGACACGATGAACAACGTGATTTCGACCTGCACGGTGGAGAGTTTCGCGGTCAACGACAGCAGCGCTGTACTGTTTCAGGAAAATACCGGAACCGTTGGCGTTCCCAAGCGCAACACCATCATGGGCCTGCGTGTGCTGGGTGACTCCAACGGCGACCAATATGTCAAGGACAACTGCACGACCGACGCCGACAACGACAACCGCGTCTATCTGATCGACGGAAGCGCGGCGGGAACAAAGACGGTCAGCATCGTCCACGCCGACAATACGAAAGTCCACGCCGTCAACCGCGCGCATACGCAGCTCAGTCTCGGCGCGAATCAGGCGGTCACGACCCTTGCAACTCTGGATTTCTCGGTCGCGACCGTGGACCCCGAGGGAATCGCAGACACAGCCAACGACAAGGTGGCGCCCAAGTGGCCGGGGCTCTATCTCGTGGAAATCGGCCTGCGTTTTGCGACCGATCTGGACGATCAGGACACGGTGGAAATCCGCTGCGTCGGTGGCGGCGTCACGCAGGTCACACGCACGACCATCGCCAAGAGCGCAGAGCAGGACATTGTCCGCGCAAGCTTCCACGTTCTTATCAAGGAACAGGACATCGGATCCGCAACAGCGGACATTTACGCGCAATGCG